TTACTGTTCGGCACATCTCCAAATTTATTTAGATCTTCAACCGCTCTATTCCTTATGATGTGCGCCTGCTCCATGCGTTTAGCTGTTTTCTTGTTTAGTGATTTAACCATTGTTCCGGCAAAATCAGAATCTATGGACACGTCGAATTCATCCGCTAAATCTTGAGCAATTTGTTTTCTAGCGGCCTGCTGCCTAACACGAGTTGGGCCAACTCCTAACGGGCCTAATTTCTCACCTAATGATCGGGCAAATTTGCCCATTCCAGACGTTGGCGGGAATACGTCCGAAGTGGTTACGGGAACGTTTCTTTTTGCGCCTTCTGCTATCACATCTTGAGCCGCTAACGATTCCGGCGTAGCTCTTCGCGACTGTTTGACCAATCCACCACCAGGAAGCGCAGATAGAACTGCAGCCGGTAAAGCCTCAGCACCCGCCGCAAGCATGGGGCTTCCTGTAGCTTGGAATACAGCCTCGCCACTGGCCTTTTCCACTGCCTTCACTGCTTCACCTACGGGCTGCAAGGTTTCCCCCACGGCTTGCAATTGCTCTTGCCCTGTCGTGGTAGCCGGTTCTCTTTGAAATGCCTGTCTAACGTTTTTAACCGTCTCAGCACCAGAACCCTCAGCCGCAAAAGGATTTAAAGCGTTACCTAAACCAGCAAGGCCCGCCACAACTTCGCCAGCCGCACCGGTCGCAATAGATGCCGCCGCATCTCCAGCGCCTTGAATTAATCGAGAGCCTTGAGTTAATAGACTCTCATCCTCTACGACATCGCCAGTCGTGCCCACGCTATCAGTAGCAGAAGGAATAACACCGTTACTAGGCTCGCTTTCTCGCTCTCCTTGTAAATCACCCGCACGAATAGCCGCAACTCTTCGCTTTAATACGTCAGAGTCAGGGGCTATGTTATCAGGGATGTTATTTACTTTAATCCCGTCTTTAGTTTGTATAGAGTATGGCATTAAAAGTCCACCTCGACAGTTTTTTGTGCCGTAGAGCTACCCTCTTCCATACCAAACTTTTTACGCAAACGACTCTTAGCTACCTGCAAAGTTGCTTTAATCCTATCTAACTCAGACCTAAACGCCTCGTCCTTCATACTAAGATTCAATGACCCGATGGCCGCTGACAATTTCTTGCCTTCAGCATCAGACAAAGCACCTAACCCTTTGAGCTTTGACACCTGAGATATAAATGCCTGACTTTGGAATGTCTCTAATTGCGACTCAAAAGTAGCCGAATCGCTACCCGCCACAGTTGGGAAGTTTGACTCAACACCCACCGCGCCCTCTAAAGCCCCACCTTCAAGCATTCGATCAATAGTGCCTATAGAGTCATCCATTGACTGAATAGATGCTGTAGCATTGAACTCTCGATCCCGTTTAGCTCGATCAATTTTATTTTCAAGTTCCTGTTTCTTTATCTCGTTGGTTTCTCGCCTAGACTGTAATTCTAATCGCCTAAGCTCTGATTCTTGGCGTCTTAAATCCTGCGATTCTCTTTTGATGGATCTATCTTCAAGTTGAGCCTGCGTTTCTGGCGCCGTCGCAACAACTTGACCGCCTCTAAATCTAGTTTGGCCAGGTGATAAAGTGAAGGACTCGGTATTATCTTCAGGCGCGTAACCCATTTTCCGACCAACGTTTAAATCGTCGGTCATCATTTGAATTACCCCACCGAAACCCTGCCCTGAATCCGCCGCTTGCTTAATGGCGCTCATATACTGCATTGTTTCAGTAGCATCATTGCCCTCACCAATGTTTTCTACTCTTGACTTACCTAGCTGAACAGCTAAATCTGGCCGCCCTTGCGTTAAAAATTCATGCATCCCAAGCAAGTCCTTATATGCAGCTTGCCCGCGCTCTAGTCCTAGCTTCTTGTTTCTTTGCCGCTCTGCTATCTGCCGCTGTTGTTGTACAAAAGCGTCTTCTCTTGCTTGGCGCTCTTGCTGTTGAGCGTAGCGCTGCTTTTCCTGTTCGGCCCTGTAGTAGTCAGTAAGCAGACCGCCGCCTTGAAGTATTAGTCCCGCTTGGAAAAGTCGTTCTCTTAATGGTTCGGCCATTAGTTTAATGCTCCGTAGTTAACCCGCAAATAACCATCTTCACCCTGAATCACTGCATCAGGACGAACTTTCATCGCCTCTTGAGCAATCACGCCTACACATGATTGATCGCCAGCAATCCGCCGCCCTTCTTGATTCCAGTCCCAAATATAATATTTTAGTCCATTACGCTCGCCAATCGGGTGAATATTGGTCTTTAGCCTGATATCGGATAATTTGGCCCCCGCTGCAACGACTTTTCCAATATCTCCTAATATGCCGCTCGTTTTTGTAACCGGAGCTATACCAGTCTGATTAGCCTGACTTGTTTCAATGTTGGCTAAAATAGCAGCTACCTGAGTTTTCGCTTCCGCTGCGGTCAATCCGTTATTAAGCAAAATTTGTTCAAGTTGAGCGCCACCATCAGCTAGAATTTCAGATGTAGTTAAACCCTGCTGGTTAGCTAGATTTGCTATTGCGCTCGTTGTTGCTGCAACATTAGCCGCATCTAGTTCGCCTGCTCGCGTTCGTCCTGCTGCTAATTGATTAGCTAAACTAGATAGATATTCCGCGTTAGCTCTTCCGCCCGTTGTATTGATATTCGCCAAGTTCTGAGCGGCGCCCGTTTCAAGTGCTGCCTGATCACCTGACAATGCCGCCAAACTTTGAGCCGTTGCCGCATCAATATTAGCTCTAGAACCCTGAATGTCAGCCAATTGAACCGCCGCTTGTGCTTGAGTTGCTGCTTGTGCGTTCTGAATGTCAGCAAGATTTTGGCCTGCTGTTACGTCAAACTGCGCACCTTGGCCCGCAATATTTGCCAGCCCTTGAGCCGTTGCCTGTTGGAATCCTGCTCCAGCACGCTCTATATCTGCTAGATTTTGACCTGCTGCAAGACTGAAGCCCGCGCCCTGTCCTGATAAATTAGCTAGATTCTGAGCTGAAGTCCCAGCATAACCCGCGCCCGCTTGAGCGATATTAGCTAAACTCTGACCAGCCGCCTGCTGAATGCCTGCGCCCGTTTGAGCTATATTCCCAAACTGACCCGCTGCCGCTAGGCCTTGGTTTATTAGTGCGTTTCTGTTGTCAATTTCCTGCTGCTGGAATTGTGAGGCTGTGCCCTGACCGAATCGGATGAGTTCTTTTTGAAGATTTGCACCGCCTAGCCCACCTGTTGCTCCAGCATTTCGGATCATGGCACGCTCTCCCTGCTGCAAAAGAAATTGCTGGGCGGGTGAAGTCTGAGCATTGCTTAATGCAAGCGCCTGAGCTTCTGGCCCTAAAGCGCCAGTGATTGCAGCATTTACCTGTTGAGCCTGTGCGCCAGCATCAATAAATTGCTGATTGGCGGCTAATGCAGGGTTCAATTGGTTTTGAGCTGCGATTGTTGCCGCGTTAATGTTTCCGCCTGCCCCCGCTAACAATTGATTAATGTCAGTCTGACCGCCTGCAATATCGGCACGCCCTGCGTTAATGCCCTGCTGCGCGTTCAATAGAGCCTGATCAATATCACCACGGCCCGCCTGTAGCGCCTGATTAATATTGGCCTGACCGCCAGTTAAATCAGCACGGCCCGCACCTAACCCCTGCTGGGCATTAATTAGAGCCTGATTGATATCAGTACGACCACCGGCAAATGTTTGATTCACATTAGCCTGCCCGCCCATAATGTCAGCACGACCGCCAGTTAACGCTTGTTGTGCTGCAAATTGACCACCTGATAAATCAGCGCGGCCCGTGTTAATTTTTTCAGTTGCCGCCGTTAAGCCCTGCTGAATATTTGCTAAACCCTGCGTTTGGCCTTGTTGAAGTTGATCAAATCCCAGCTGACCGCCTTCAAGTAGTGCGTGCTCGGCTCCTATTAATCCAGTACGAGGAACCCATCCAGGCGCAGCCGTTGGAATTGGATTCGCCCCTGGTAGATTTGTTATTTGTACCATTTTATACGCTCCCGCCTTGATATGGTGCGGATTTCTCCAGCATGTCCTGATAGTCGAGTTGCTTTTTTAGTCGCGTTAATTGATCATCTGTTAAACCATCAATAGTATTACCAGAATTCACTGGCTCAACGACAGGCACAACAGGGTTAGCAGCATCAAAATTAAAAGGCGTAGCTTCTACGGGTTGATGTTGAGATAAAATGTCTTGCACTCTTTGAGGGTTAACAGGGTTGGCTTGAACGGTTAACCCACTAAAATCTGTGGGTAATCCCATTAAAGCGTTCCGTTGTTGACCTAATCCCGATCTCAATATGTTTTGAGCGTCCATAGTTCCGAATTGTGTTGCTTCCAGTCTAGCCGGTGCGATATTGCCTATTAATGCGCCCGCCGATTGAAAAGCGTTGCTTAAATCGGTTTGTGCTGCTGGGAAAAGATTTTGTACATCAGCCCTACCTTGAGCTTGACCCGCTTTAAAGTCCTCTCTTGAAATTGCGTTTTGCTGCACAGAAGAATCATGTGCTGTGGTATCTTTACCACTAAATAGTGTGCTAAAGAAGCCCATTTTTACACCTCATATCAATACCCAGCCTTTCGTTTTATCGCCTGCAATATCCGGCAATTGTTTAATGTATTTAATCGTTCCTGGCAGTGTCGCCGATGTATCAATGTATTCTCTGTACTGCAACGCCTCTAAAGCGCCTTCAGGTGTTCCAGACCCCTTTAATGGTATCAATCTTAATAGCTCGCTCCACTGAGATCTAAACCAAGAAACCATGACCCCATTGCCATCAACTATAGGATTAGCGCTCATCGGTAGCCACCTGCGATATCAGCCTCTAATTTGACTAAAACAGGTTTTACAGCGTCCGACATTATCAATCTAATAATCATGTGCCTTTTTGTGTGGCCGCATAAAGTCCAATAAACCAGCTTCTGATACTCACCCTTTTTACCTAGAGTTTGTAATCTCGACTGATTCCAGATCTTGCCGCCATCTTTGGAGATATCCATCCACATTTGAGGATCTGCTACAACATCATTACCTACACCTGATTCAACAGTTGCTCGTAATGCAGGCAAACCGAAAGATTTCCCTTCATTTTCTAGCTTTGGAGTCGATACAATGCGCCTAATCTCTGAACCGTACTCTTGGTATTCATCTAAATCTAAGTACCCTATGCGCCCGTCTGTATCATCACAGACTATGATTTTATCGTATGCCGTACCGATCGACTGAACCCTCCAGCCCACGTCTTGGCCGCCAATAAATGAGCTTCTTGTGTGCCAACGTTGCGACCGCGCACCATAAACAATAGTGACGCTTGGAAGCTTCCAGCCCGTGAAATACTCGCCTCTTTGCGAATAGCTGAACCCATAGACCTGCGTCAGTTCATCGGCTGTTAAATCACCCAACAAGGCGTCAATGGATGGGTCGGAAATAGGCGACACATTGTTTCCAGATAATGCCCAAATAACTGGGGCTTCATTCACTCCGCCACCAATAAACATAATAGCGCCGGATGATTCAACGATTGAACTAGGAGCAAAAATCCCCTTATCGATGAATAGGCCGGTGCGTTGAAAGGGGAAATCTGCACCACCAATGTTCTCAAACTGCTCTAATGTTTCACCGCCACCGATCCACAGTTTATTATTCAAGACAAATGGAGCTACTGTTTTATCAGGGCTACTCTCTGCCGAACCTACGTCTACAGCATCCCAAGTCAACCCATCATTAGCATTAGATATCCGCCATTTTCCACCGTCATCAGTAACCGCGAAATATGAATCGATAAACGTTACATACTGAGGATTACCTGTATCCCTAAAGCCTGCCGCTGTGATTTCAGTCAGAGTATCAGGGTCTTCAGTAAAAATGTAACCTTTACCACCTGGAACCAAGATCATTAATTGAGTGCCATTATTAGCCATTGAGACAAGCGTTACATCGCCCTCAATATCTCCCAATTCATCGACAGTATAATCAGTATTAAGCCTGTAGAGCGCGTCACCGTTCACAAAGTAGTGAAGCCCTGCCATGGTATTAGAGCCACGGTTTTCTTGATGTGATGTCCCTGTAGTGGCTATTTGAACTATGCCAGGTGTACCAAACAAAACTTCTTGATCATCGGTTACATTTACATACCAATTAGACAGTTCTCTATTAGAGACAGCCGCCGAATCAGAGCGATAAAAACCCATTGTTAGGGGAAGATTTATCATGCTACGCGGCCTATGCCAGCCTGCCCGATAACGTCCAAAGTCGAGCCTGATTGCTCATTAGATAACCAAAGCTCTATTTCATCGCCTTCACTCAAAATTGCTTGATGCGGAACGGTTAATGATGATGGCTTAGAGCTTGATGCCGTGCCGGTTTTTTTAACACCTACAGGGGCGCCGTTGATATGAATTTGTGCCCCCACAACTTTATCGCCGCCGCTCTCCATTAAAACAGACATAGAAAAGTCTATGGGCGTTTTATAGTCCGACTCACCTAAGTATGTAATTGTTCCAGTTGAGTCAATGGAGAATTTAGATTCCAGATCTGGAACCCAGACCCCAACCATTTTTACAAGCTCACCCGTTGTTGTAATGGGGGTTTTTAGCGCATTCCCTTCAATAGTCATATAGGCGTCTGGCCTTGTGTCGGGTATAGAAACATTGTCAGTAGATTTCCAACGAATATCATTGACAGGGTCTATGGTGGTTGAAATAACCATACCGCCGGAAACATTAGCGCCTGATAAAACGGCCTCACCGCCGGTCAATACATTATCGCTCGCAGTTAAACCCGCCAACGCTACAGACCCAACGGGGCCAGACATGAAGAAATCGCTTAACTCTATCCCCTGCGCTGTACAAGAACCCAAGTCAACGCCAATAAATCCGACATTAGTTGAACCTGTGGCGTACCGATCAAACGAGACTAACGGCCAGTCTGTACCAGCGATTACCATTCCTTGAACAGCAACATTATTCATTTCTACAGTGTTAATATTAGCCAGTAGACCATTGTCCAAAGTACCAACGTTCTGGCATGAATCACATATTGAATTAAGCATCCAAAATTGTTTTGTGTTACCTGCCCCTGTCTCCGACCAATCAAAAATAGTACCGTTTGGGCAATCAAAATGCAGGCTACTTATTTCAAAGTCTGCATCTTCACAAGTGAACATAATCCCAACGCCGGTATAGGTGAGTTTTGGCCCGAATGCACCATAACCAACAACAGCGGAACCATCCGCGCAAACAAAACGAGACGCGTTTGATACATCATTAGATATTACATAAGCATATCCAGCTAGTAGCGTTATAACGCCACCACTAGCCGCCGGAAAGTCAGACAGTGAATTAACCGCTACCGCCTTAGTTGCAGGTAGAGCGCCCGTAGCCGAGAATTTAAACACATGACCATCTTTAACAATAGCTATACCCGTGCTTGCCTCAAATGATGGAAAAACTGGGCTATCGGCGGTTATATCGGTTACTAATGGCAGTTGTGTCGTATCCTGGCTAAAATTATGCTCAATAGTTATGCCGCCTTGATCCGACACACTTAGCTTAATTCCTGGGCCAGCCTCACCGTTACGGATTTTATAATCAGAGCCCGCGACGTCTAAAATAGGAACCGTTGTAGGGTCGCCAGCTTGTGACATCGTGCCGGTTACACCCAATGCAGCATAAAAGTTTGCATCAGTAATACTATAATTTACGCCGTTATAGACGAAATCTATTAACGAACCGGCGGGTATCGTTGTGCTTACCGGAAAATTGGATATTTTTTTGTTAGTCATTGGTTCCGCTCTCTAGTGAAATAGAACCACCTGACTCTGATTCAACCTCTGAATCCGATGGGGGATAAAATGTTGAACTGTGGCCGGAGCCTCTAGGTAATGTTGAGGGGTATTGTGTTGCGCTTCTTGTAGTCCCAGCCCTGATAAGCTTCGTTAAGCCCTTATCTGCTAGAATCTGCATGTTAACTGGGATAGTGAAAAAATAATGCGGTGCAGATATAACAGCCATGTTAGCCACTAACGCACCCATCAGACCGCTTGAGATAGTTATATTATCGCTTAAACTTGATACTTCCGTGTAACCTAGCGCTACTCCATCTTGATCCAAGCCCAGCATAAAATCATTCATATTATCTATGAATAAAGCGCCCTGCTCAGCCTCTACTGGGTCAGTCAGCCCCAGCGCTTGGATCTTCGTCAACGACAACCGGATTATTTGCTCTACTGTTCTCATTTGTTGGCTTCTCCGTTCGTCGCTTTCGGGTTTGTTTTTTCTTCCAACCTTCAGAAATCGCTATTTCAATATTCTTAGGATGGTCGTTTGTTTCAATCTCTGACCCGTCGGGCCGTTTCCATTTAATCATATTTAAAAAGGCGGGCTATTAACCCGCCTATCTCAGTTATAGACCGAAGGCTTGGCCGCCCCAGTATGGATTAAGAACACCATAAGCAGACCATAAGTCAAAACGAATAGTGTTTTTGTTCTTGTCACCATCACCATAGCGAGATACACGCATTGAAATGCCGTCTTCAGTGGTCATAGTCTTATCAGTTGTATAAGTTTTTGGAATCTCCACTGTGGCAAATGTGAACGCGTCAGGATGGAAGAACATTGAAGGCTGATACTGAGTGTTAGCAGAGCCTAGAATTGTGATTGCATCGCCACTAGTTAAAGGAGCGTCTACAGTATCATATTGACCTAAAGCCTCACTGATAGCTGGGCCGGTCACAACAATAGTACCAGCACCGCCAGATAGCGTTACATCCTCGGTAACTGTTCCAGTCCATGCAATGTTATTACCTGCATCATCGAAAATGACCTCTTTAGTGGCCATGTTCAAACGAGATCGCGCGGCAACTTGTACAACTTCACCCGCCTTGATTGTGCCGGTTGCTGGAGACATACCCGTAATAGCTAGACTCTGCGTCATAGTGTCTTTATGAGTAACATATCCGCCGCTTGGGGTTGCTGACAGCGTGCCTGTTCGTGTTGACAATGTACCTGACGTATAAGAACTCATTGAACCTGATTTAAGTAGTGACATACCACCGAAATCACCAGGAATTTGTGCGCGTTTCCATGCGTCATCTACCAGGGAATCGCCGCCACTAGACAAACCGCCGGTTGCCTTTGCAAGCGCTTTAACCTGATAAGGGTTTGCAA